AAATTTTGAAATGATGCAATCAAATATAGAACAACGTGGTCCATCGGTTAATAGAAATGTGCAAACAAATGATTTAGCTAGTGGTGTTGATATTGCCTCGATGGCTACTCAACCAAGAGGATTTGAACTATATTCATTTACTATAAGGGACACAACTTTTTATCCACCTAAAGAAGTTTACAAGGATCAAAAAGTTATCGATAATGTAATGGTTTTGCGACAACTTAGTTCTGATAGATTACACCAAGAATTAGTCAACTTACAATACAAATAAGGAAAGAAAATGGCAGAAGAAATCAAAAATGTAAATGCTAAAATTGATGAAGCCGAAGCGGCAGTAAAAAAGTATGCAAGCAAAGATACAGTCATTAGTATCGGTGGGTATGAATTTACACCAGCCAAACTAATGGTTGCATTCACTCTTGTTTCATCCGCTCTAGGCGGTCTTTATGGTACCTTTGAGGTTTACAAAGACTATCAAAGCATGAAAAAGAAGATTGCTTCCTACGAAGCACCAGACCTTTCAGAATTTGACAAACGCCTAGCAATCATTGAAGAAAATAGTCAAAAGGGTGCAGACTACACTCGTGACATTAAAACAGATTTGAAGAATGACATTCGCCGTAATGAAACCGTAACCGAACAGGTTGAGCGTAGTGTTAAAACTGCACAACGTGAAACTGAAGGCGAAATGCGTGATATGCGTAAGGCAGTTCGAGAAGACCTAGAAAGAGCCAGAACTGAAGCTGCCGCTATTCGCAAGGATATGGAAACAACTCGCAAAGAAATCAATAGTGAATTTACTTCAGCTCGTAGAGAAATCAACCGTGAAGTTGAGACACTCAAAAAAGAAGTTGATAGTAAAATTCAAAAGGCTATTGATAACCCTTTAGCTAACAAGTAATATGATAGACCCTGTAAGCATTAGTGTTGCGTTTGCTACTGCTCAAGGTGCTGTCAATGGCATCAAGGCTGCCATTAATATGGGTAAAGATATTAATGGTATCATTGGTGACTTTAGTAGATTTTTTAGTGCTAGTAATGATGTGCTGGCCGCGGCTAATAAAATAAAAGCCGACAATGCAAATAAAACAGATGCTCAAATAGGTCAACAAGCATTGCAGCTTGCTATGGCTGCCAAACAACTTAGATTATATGCAAAAGAGTTGAAAGAACTTTTAATATATTCAGGCAATGGAGATATATGGGATGAAATGTTGTCTGAACAAACCAGATTAATTAAAGAGAAGAAAGAATTTCTTAGAAGACAAGCAATTGCTGATAAAAAGAAAAAAGAACAGATAGCTGAATTGATTATGTTATCATTGATTGGCGTTGGCACCTTTATGATTCTTGTTCCAATTGTTGGTTTAGCTTTCTTTGCTTTAACTCGATGATTGCCTTTATTTTAGCAGTAGCACTAAATACAACGACATATGGATGGCCAACTCACGAATGCATCCGATGGACATGGACAGGTGATGTTTATAATCGTAAAGTGGTATGTTTAGAATGGCGTGAAAGAAAGAACTATCAACCAAAAGGAGATGATAATGGCGGAAGAAAAAAAACCACTTAGTAGAAGCGAAAGAGAAGCACAAATCAAAGACAAAGCGGGATGGCTTATTACCGTTTTGGCTGCTTTGTTGGCCATTAATACTTATATTGCTAGTGGCAATAGTTCTAAGGTATTGAACAACACAATCAAGGCTAATGATACATGGGCATTCTATCAGGCCAAATCTATTAAACAAACTCTTGCTGAAATGGCTAGAGATGATGCTATTGAAAGAAAACAATTTGAGAAGGCAGATAAGTTAACTGCTAAAATTAATAGATATGAATCTGAGCCTGAAAAAGGTGAGGGTAAAAAAGAATTATTTGCTAAAGCAAAGGCACTTGAAGCTGAACGTGATGAAATTCGCAAATCTGGTCCTTGGATGACATTTGCAGGATCAGGTTTTCAGATTTCTATTGTGTTATTGTCAGCTAGTATCTTAGCTGTAGCACCTGCATTGTATTTGGCAAGTATAGTAGTTGGTGCTTTATCTGCTTTGTTAATGAGCCAAGGTATTTGGTTATGGTTACCAATTCTCCTATAGTAGAAAAGAAAAAGTATCGAAGCATTTTTATTAGTGACGTACATCTTGGCACAAAAGATAGTCAAGCAGATAAATTAAATAATTTTTTAAAAAATAATTCTTGCGATACATTATATCTTGTAGGAGATATCATAGACGCCTGGCGCATACAACAAAACAAATGGCGATGGAAACAAAGTCACACAAATGTTGTTCGTAGAGTGTTGGGTCATGCCAAGCGTGGAACTAAAGTAATCTACATAGCAGGCAATCATGATGAGTTTTTAAGACCAATGATACCATATGGTTTTAGTTTTGGTCTTATCGAAATACACAATCAATTCGAACACATAGGTGCTGATGGTAAGCACTATTTGGTTACTCATGGTGACCTATTTGATGGAATAACAAGACTAGCTCCATGGCTAGCATTTTTAGGAGATAAAGCATATGACTTCGTTCTTTCGCTCAATAGCAAGTTCAATTGGATACGCCATCGTATGGGTTTTGGGTATTTTAGCCTTAGCAAGTTCCTTAAACACAAAGTAAAAAAAGCTGTGGACTTTATATTTCAGTTTGAGAAGAATCTGGCAGGTTATTGTAAGAAACGTGGATATGATGGTGTGATATGCGGACACATACATCATGCGGAAATAAAAGAAATAGATGGTGTAACATATATGAATGATGGAGATTGGGTAGAATCATGCACAGCTCTTGTAGAACACCATGACGGTCGCTGGGAAATCATAACTTGGACACAGGAAAAAGATGTTGAACTTATACGATAAAATTACCATTGTAGTTCCTTGCAAGAATGAAGAAACCTACATCCATCACTTATTAGAATCGTTACGTAAACAAAAAATTGGTGATGCACGAATTATTATTGCAGACTGTTCTACTGATAACACTAGACAGGTCATAAAAGATAATAGTCGTGGTTTAAATGTGGAAATCATAGAAGGTGGACCAGTGTCTATAGCCAAGAACAATGGCGCAAAACTAGTCACCACACCTTATATTTTATTCATCGATGCTGATGTGCGTTTCTTTAAAGACACTGTGATACATGATGCTGTTCGACTAATAGAGTCTAAGAACTTAGACCTTGTTGGCTTGAATATCAAATGTTATGATAAAGACCCGAGAGCAAAGATTGGGTTTACTATTTTTAATATTATAAACCATGCAATGAAATATTTTTCACCTTTTGCAGTTGGTGCATTTATGCTAACACGTAGAGATAAGTTTGAAGAATTTGGTGGCTTCCCCGAAATGTTTGCAACATCAGAAGATTACTTTTTGTCCAGAAAGTATAGTCCAAAAAAGTTTAGAATTATTCGCCATCATTTTGGCCAAGATTCACGTAGGTTTAAGAAGATGGGATATTTTGGTATGAGTAAATATCTAGTTAAGAATTTCTTTAACCGTAATAACAAAGCATATTGGGATAAACTAGATTCATCCAAATATTGGAATTAATTATAATGAAGTGCTATAAACTCAGCTTCAGGTATTCGAGTTCTTGTATTCTGACTACCAAGTACCACAACAAGTCTGCGGCCAATATCAGTATCCAATAACATTACGATACAACCACCGGCCGCATTTGTCCATCCTGTTTTACTTACTATGAAATCGTGGCGTTTACCAATAATTGGATTCGTATTGTTGAAAAAGAACCACTTCTTTTTAACTTGAATCTTCACTTGAGCAGTTTTACTAGCCTGAATGATATCGGGATAATAACTTGCAGCAAGCACCAATTCAATCAAATCTTTTCCTGTACTGATATTCATCGGACTTAGTCCAGATGCTTCAACAAATTTGGTGTTAGGCATATTCATAGCAACAGCTTTAGAATTCATATCCCTAATACAACTTGATTTACCGCCTGGATAATTATCACATAAAGTAATAGCAGATTCATTGCTCGACATAACAAGAGCCATTTGAATATGATGTTCTCTTGTTAAATTTCCTAGTTTCTCTTTTGGATTCTGACCAGCATCTATTATGACCATTGCAGTCATAAGTTTAGTGATACTGGCAATCGACCTTAGTTCTTGGTCGTTTTCACTTTGTATAATTCTACCATCACCATCCGCAACTAACCAAGTATGAGCAGTTAAACTCATACCAAAGGCATTTGTTGTCAACAGTAGAAATGAAAAGATTAGATTTTTCACGGACATTAATTATATATGGTCCAACCTACAGGAATCGAACCTGTATTGATAGCTTAGAAGGCTACTGTTCTATCCATTGAACTAAGGTCAGTTAAATGGTCTCGGTAGGAAGAATCGAACTTCCATCTCATGGTCCCAAACCACGAATTCTACCATTAAACTACACCGAGAAATATGGAGCGGGATGTCAGAATCGAACTGACGACCGAAGATTGGAAATCTGCTGTTTTGCCATTAAACTAATCCCGCAAATGCTTTCTATCCGCCGTGGTAATTATAGAGCATCAAGGATCAAACGCTATTTGAACCCATCACACGCTCCCTCCACCCACTCGCCACGGATAAAACTCTCGTATTGCCAACGCTACTTTGGTATGAGTAGTACCACCCTTGAGTTACGAACTCACTTCTCTTCCTGCGGGTCACAGTATCCAGACGTTACTCCGGCGGGTTCTGGCGGTCTGTGGGAGAATCGAACTCCCGTAAGTGGATAGACAATCCACAGTAATAACCTCTATACGAACAGACCTAAAATTACCATTTGTTTTGCTGACGCACTATTTGCTATGCTCAACGGACTTAGCTGCAGCACTTACCGTTTATGTACATAGTTAGTTAGAGTTGACGTTTACTCAGGCGCTTACGTCAGCAAAACAAATGGTACTCGATAGCGGAATCGAACCGCTCTTATGCGGATGAAAACCGCATGTCCTAACCGATAGACGAATCGAGCATTTTTAAAACATGATACAATTATAACCGTTTTTGACGCTTCTGTCAAGCATTATTTTGTATTGTTGTTTTGGCACACTTGGAGTGGGTGACAGGATTCGAACCTGCATAGCACGGATTTGCAATCCGCTACCTAGCCTTTCAGTACACACCCACGCAATTAATTATCTTCATACTCATAATTAACAGTTTCGATGTTTTCACGATAAACACCTGCACCATTCTTTGTATGAAAACGTTTAGCCATTTCAGTCTTTGGACTTAAAGTCACAAATCTTGTAATTTCCGGCCTTGTCTCTTTAATGTGGCGAACCGCATCAAAAATCAATGTACGACCAGCACCTGGCACATATGACCAGATTGTGTAAAATACGGCTACGTTAGGAGTGTCTGTATTTTCAAATAATTCAGATTCCTTTGTTGGAATTGAATGTTGATAACTCACACATGTAATAGCTTTAACTTTATCATCAGCATCACGGAAAACAAAAATATCTTTATTAGGACCAATTCGGTCCACATGTGGAATATTCGGGCGTACCGGATCTTGATTTAACAAGTCAAAAAATTTATCAGTTAGTGATTCTATTAAATGTAACATGCTATAATATACTAAAAATGTGGTTGCAGGTAGTGGTAACGCTCCACTCTCGATATGGCTTATGAGACCATTCGGGTCAACTTGACCTACCTGCGGTAATGCTACTATTTATACTGTAAAATGAATTTCTTTGATTGAGTCCCAGCGAAAACTACGCCAACCTTGACTCTCAAGGTCAAAAACGGGAACAACTTCTTCATTTTTCTGTTTTTCAGCAGTTTTTGGCAATTTTTCAGTCGGGATTTTGTCTTCTTTCAAAGTACAAATCATTGTCCGTTCACTTCCGTCTTTTTTTGTGAATTTTACAGTCACTTCACTTTCACGGAGAGCACTCAAAAGCCAATTTTTCTCTTTTTTTGTCTTAAATTCAAATTTTTCACTCATTTTTTCACCTTATTTACGATTTTTAAAACTCAAACTTGAAGATTGCAGCACAGCTGTCAATAAAATTGTTGCCGACCAAGTCTCAAATGTGTACGGAATCTCCAAAACAGGAAAAAGCGTGTTCAAAGACCAAATTGTTAAGAACGGAGCAACAATTAAGAGAAATAAAATTACAACAATTGCAATTAAAATAGAAAATGTATTATTCATCATCTTCCTCCGGTGGATTTTCATCTTGCCAATCTTCTAGGCGTGTTCTCAAATCCCAATATTCAATAATATCATCATCAATGAGGTCTAAAGAATCAGGGTCTGCTAAATCAAACTCATTATAATCATCAAAGCCATCTTCAAACTTTCCTACAAAGCCCATACCTTCTTCAAGGTAATATGCTTCAATATAATAACCATCTTCAGTAGCGGCTTCATACAAAGCAATTGGCGGACCCCAAGGAGAATCAAACCAAAATGAAATGGTTGATATATTTTCATCCTCAACATCTTCTCTAACCCAAGTATTGGCATCACAATTCCATTTGCAACCCCAATTGTTGATAGACCAACCATACCACAATTCACCTTCTTTGTATTCAGGTGGGATAGGTCGAAAGAAATCGAACCAATCTTTACCATTGTTATCATTCAAAAATTTCTCAAGCGCATCAACTTGTTCTTTAGAGCCAGAAATTTTTACAGAGTTACTACACCAATTAGGCATTTTAGTTTCCTTTAAGAGTTTTCATTAAGTAGCTTAACAGATTCTTTAGTTCTTGTGAGGTAATCTTCGAACCATTTTGTTGAGGTTGTTGTTTTTTTGAAAATACATCCGAACAATTCACACCCAACCAGCCCTCTGATGTAAGTCACAGGGTCGGCAAAGATAGCTTCAAATGATTCGTCAAATACCACTTCACCATCCGGTAAGCCTTTAAAGAAAGCAATATGGTATTTGTCACCATATTTACTTCCATCAATTGGCGTTCCGCGGTTTTCTTTCAAATCAAAAAATGATAACTCTAAATCATTATCATTTACAGGGGTGAAAAAGATACCATCATGTTCCATCGATTTGCTTTTTAAAATTTTGTTTCTCAACATTACGGTTATATTGTTTCTTGCTATTGACCACACGCTGGCGATACTTCGGGCTACGTAAGTCCTTGAACAATATACTACGCTTTGCTTTTATTTCTGTTGTATTTTCCATTGTAAACATCCTCGGCTTTCATCCAAAGCTTAAACACTTTGGCTGCTAGCACCTTTTCTTTTGACCATGCCTCAATTTCCCAAGGATGGTCATAATAGTTAATCCTACTTCTAATAACTTTTTCGCCACGCCAGAATAAACTGCGGCCTTTGTATTTCAATTGGCCAGTGGCGAACTGCTTAATATGCACCATTTCATGTGCAATCACTTCAATTAATTTTTCCATACTGAGCCGTGAATCTAAATCCATTCCATAGATTCCATCGGTCAGTCTCATAGCAACTCCATTGGCTGCATGGTCTTTTGCTAAATCCTTTTTAGAGAACACAGCAAGGGTGAACCTTTTTTTGTCAATCTTCAATTCTTGCGAATAAAACTTAACGCAGGCTTCAATTAAATCCCTGCGGTCACTTTTCCGCATATCTAATATAAGGTTCATTTTATTCTTTCAACAGCGGAATTTATTTAATACTTGTTTCGCTTGTGTAATATCAATATCCTCGCCAGTCTCTCGAAGCAAGGATTGTTTTATGTTTAATTCCATGCGGTGTGTATCAATCAATTCTAAGGCATAATTGATATCATCGGCATCAGCCTGTAACATCCAGTTTGCGAATTCATTTTCACCGGTATTTAAAATAAAATTCAGATTATCTCTATCCCATTCGTTCATACTAGTTTCCTCCATTAAAAGGTATTTAAGGTTGGTTCCAATTTGGCAATCAACTCACGCTCACGTTGGTGAGCAGGTTTTCTGCCACGTACAATTTCCAGAACTTCATATCTGAATTCAGCTTCTGCATTATCACGGATGAATTGGCACATTGACCAATCCTTGTCCTCACGCACAGCACGGCTAACATGCTTTTGCCAACGAACTTTAACAGAGCGAACAAAAGCCTGGCCTTGTGCTACGGTTAGGCCAATATAAGAATCGCCAGTATCAGTACAAATAACCCGATACAAAACGTGGTTGCGGTCAGAGCGCTTTTTTCTATTCATCATTGGTCCATTCTAACAGAACTGGAGTAAATGTCAAGAGCCCTGTTGCCTATAAACAACAGCGCATGGATACTCATTAGGAAATGAATACTTTAGTTGTAATACCGATACAGCTTGACACAATGCTCAAACTGTATTGGCTCATGCTCAAAACTTGGTAGATTATCACCATAATATTCTACCAGTTTATTCCACAATTCAATGGCTTGCTCGTCAGGCTCGTCAGTCGAGTTTTCCATTGATTTCTTCCAACTCAAGGACGGCTAAAAGAACCGCTGATGCGGTCATCCATGACCAATCCGTAAAGTATAATGCCAGCAGTACAGACACCCATAAGACGATTTTAAAACCCGTTTTAATATAACCACCAATTTTTTCTACATCAATTTCCATATAAACCTTATGCTACAACCCAATTAATATCATCACGGATTTCCACCGATTCGAACCCATCATATTCATGGATTCTAAAATGTGTTCCCACTGGTACCCAGCATATAGTCAGCTGGTCAGCTCCACCCCAATAACCATTAGGGTATTTTTTGGCTGCAACGTATTGAGCCATATCCAGGTCTCCACGCTCCACACATTCCACAATTTCAGGGTCAAAAAGAAGGTTCTCTCGGCCTTCAACCAAACTATTCCATGTTGACCAACCGGCACCATGGCCAGGAGATACTAGAACGGCCACTTTGCCGTCACGTATAACTTTATTCATTCTACTTTCGGTCATACGATTAACCTCTTGTTGTATATCATCTTGTTTCATATTATTTTCCAATTCTAAAATTTGACGCTTCCGCCAACCACTCATTCTTTAACTCCAAAATGTTCTTTAATGCATTCAATTGACTTACTACAGGCCCATGATATATGTTCTCCCACGCCATCATCCTCGAAGCTTGTATTGCTGATACCCACAAGCGCAACCTGAGCAACACAGTCTTGGATAATTAACTTGGCAAACTTCTCAATGTCAAACGATTGGTTTCGGTCATAGATACTCGGCTGTGGTTTAAACCCGCATTGTTCGGCTAGTTCTTTTATCCGCTCATTCATTCTTTAATTCCAAAATGGTTTTTAATTAAGTCAGAAGATTTATAGGGTTCCGCAGTATCAGCAATATTGGCACAATCCAATATAATCAACTCGGCGAATTTTTCCAATCGATGGTCATACACCACCTCACCATTTTCTATATGGCCAAAATTAGCCTTAGCTGCTAGTTCTTGTATTCGTTTGTTCATTTCAACCCCTCGACCTTATCTATGGCTTCCATAATACAGCTATCCACGGCCGACATTAAGTCCTCCAATTCAGTATCACCCGATGTACGGGCCGCAAAGTAAACATCAGAACATTGGTTAGCGGCCTGCGCCAGTACCTGTAACATTTCATCTTTAGTCATATAATTCATTCCTTAACCATACAATCTTTGGGCTAGTCTTTTCATACTCCGTCACCAATTGCTTAAGAGTCCAGAGATCCTCCGTTTCAAAGTTCCAGAGCCACTCACTAAACCTATGCCAGTCCTCAGACTTCATAGGAGGAAGACTCAGTTCTTCTCCGTACATATCCAGTCCAGTACCTCGGCAATCAATGCGGCCAACCGACCAACCATCACCATTCTGCCGGATCCATTCCATGTTTATTGGACCCATCCAGTTGGTATTATAGCGTACCGTCATTTTTAATCCAATAGTTCATATGATTTAATAAAAAATTCAACAGGATAAACTTCATCTTCCAAGTCATCCGTGAAATCATCCTCAATTTGCCATTCTTCCCTTATGTAAGAATCCATCCATTCCTTTGCTTTCTCCCTTGTAGAGAAAACATTTAAAACTGTCAAACGGTCGACCAGACGATCCTCATCATAATCATCTTCGGGAGAATATTTTTCTAGTATATAGACCTTCATAGTAATCCTTAGTATAGGTAAACAGAAAAAGTTTTAGCATTAGCCTTGAGGCATGTAGATTGCCTCGACATCCAACCACGCCTAGAATCCAGTGGAGTATTTCGTGGTCCTCTATATCGGATACGGAAGAATTTTCCATTGGCAGCCATGTCCTTGCGGAAATGGTCGAGGGTCTCAATAGGGCAATTAGAGAAAATAGCAGTGGTCATATTTTTTTATCCGCAAAAATTTTAATACGTCTGCGACCTGTCATGGACGCTTGGTGACCAATGTTAAAAATAGAATACTTAGAATTAGCAATCCAAGTCCGTTCTTCTTTGCGAGGCTTCATAGTGGCATATACTGTAATAGTAATGCCACTATCATTAATATAAGTTTTTAGTTTTTTACTCATAATATATCCGAAAAATTTTTTAAGTGCTCTTCGTTAGAAAGCTGGTAACAACCTTAAACAAAAGTAGACCTGCTTTAGAGTACTCCCGAGGACTGTCCTGGCGCTTTCCTTGACCACCTCAATAGTCATCAGCACCGTAGCAACCATAATCCTCATCCGTACCATAGCCTGCACTGGTCATGGCTGAATCAAAGTCACCATCCATAGAATCATCATAATGGTCGGCCATCTCATTGGCCACAGAGTCCACCCAATCAAGTGGTACCTCATGCTTGGCCGCTATCTCAGCAAAGGACAGGCGGGCTGCACTCAGGTCTTCCTGAATGGCTATCATTAGGTTGCTCATCTTGCTCATACTGCTCTCCAAAAGAAAAGGTCAAGGGTCACCACGGCCACACCCAGCGCAAACAGGATGGGAAGGATGGTGGTCTCAAAGTGGTCGTTAATAAAATCAATCATTTGTTGCTTTCTCAAGGTATGGATGGAGTATATCACAGGAGGTGGTAATGTCAAGCACTCATTGGGCTCTGTTGTTTTTCTGCAACGGGTGCAAATAAATTCTGTCCATCCACCATGAACCTATTGTAGGCCTGTATGACCTTCTGGCTATACACCATGTCTGGGAAGGTACTCTGTTCCTTCTGAATATCAACCAGCAGGCCTAAAAAGGTCATGCCTAGAAATTCTCTTTCCTTATTCAGGATACTAATGGCTGTCTCAATTTTCATACGTAAAAATCCGTGGTTAATTCTAGCTCTGTATAAACTGCTTCTCTCACAACCGTATCCATGGCTTCACCAAATTTCAGGTCAGACCATGCAAGGTAACGAAGCACTGGTAGCACCGATGGCCAATCTAGGTCATGCGCTTTGGCATACTCA